GAAATGTCGCTGCTATCCCTATCGATAAACTTGCTATATCCCTTGATATAGATGTTCGCTGTGGTGCTTGCCGCGCCAGTTCCGCCGCTTAGGCTGTATCTAGAGACCTTTGCTGCGGTAAATCCGCTGCTTATGTCTAGGAATGTATGAGTCAAGTCCCTCGGAACCGTTTCTCCCCACAACTGCTCAAGGTCTCCCGCCCAGATGTAGTTGGAGTTTTCGTTGATGACCGAGGTGGCGTAGTTAGGAAGCCCATCGTTGTCTCTGGCGTCATATGCCTTAGAAACATTCTGAAACACTTCAAGGATTGCTCCTGGAGTACCCGTGAACAATCCATCTTCGTCAATGACAACTATGTTTAGTTCGTCGTTTGAACCACCCTTTGAATTGGCCTGATTGCTGGTTTCGGGGGTGAGTTGGAACAGATCAGCGTACTTGCTTCTGAACTTTACCGTTCCTCCACTTGGAATGGTGCTTGCAACATAGGTCTTAACGGTTGCAGTCAACCCAGCCGCAGAGTCTACTTGGAAAGTCTGTGAGAAGGTGCTTGTCTGATAGATCAACTTGTCGTCTTCTTCGAAGGTTCCGCCGACAATTGATGTGAACTTGATGGTATTTGACGCAATAGTTGCGGTTGCACCAGTGGTTAGATTTGTTTCTCCAGGTCCATCTAGAACCACAACCTTTAGTGAATTTCCTAAAACTCCTGGATACCTTGCGTAGAATGCTGCGGTAAGTCCGTCAGTTCCGGAGAACACATCTTCGTTTGCATACTGCAATCCAGTCATACCAGATGAGTTTGCATTTGTTTCGTCGTTTCCGATGGTTCTAACTACCCTAAGATCGCGGCTATACTGCAAGAAGTTTGCAGCGCAGTGGAAGTCTATTCCATTCTCATCCCTGAGTGGCTTTCCGAATATCGCAACCAATTGATCCTCATTGGATACGGCTACGATTTTTTCCGCTGGACCCCATTGAAACACCCCTGCGATTGCTCCAGTCGCCGTAGCGATGCTGGGAACAATCGTTGTCAGATCAATTTCCGAATAATTCACACCGGGGCTAAGTTGTACTGGTATTCTGCTCATTTGGTTCTCCCGATGGTTCTATCACTTATGTAGGAATTTTGGTAGTTCAGTCAGTACCACCTGTTCGCTTCTCGTTCTCTTTCCTTGAACCACAGAGAGCCGTCTTCTCCTCGCTCGGGGAGATCGTCACCATTTCCATCGTCTATAAACCCAAAAGGCGTCATCTCTTCTTCAAGTTTGTTGATGGTGTCCTGATAGATATCCTTTCTGATATCCATGGAAGACAATTCCTTAAAATAAGGTTGAGTTGAAAGCCAACCGAACAAAACTAAGGTCATCACCAGATCGTCGTTGTATCCAATCTCGGCCTCATAGGAATTTTTCTTGGAGACGAAGGCAAACAACTCCTTTATGACATCGAAGTCCTGAAGGATGAGCCTATCGGATTCGACTAGGGATTTTAGAATGGAGCAACCCGTCCTCTTGACCACCTCGGTCGTTCTGACTCCAAACTGACTGGTTCCCGATCCAAAGCCGCCGTCAAGAACCTGACCCTTGCGACCTCGCATGGTTGAGGAGAGGAGATGCTCGTATTCAAGTTCGCCATGAAGAACATCTGCGACCTGTCCACCCATGTCATTGATCTCCACCAGAACATGGGCATTGTTGTATTGTTTCGCCGCAACATGGATTGCGTTCGGAAACACCAGCGGAGACATGTTGTTGTTCCTGAAGGTGGCTACCAGTTTGTAAGGAGCGGCGGTGATGTCTATGATGCAGAACGCGGAGTAGTCCTGTCCCGTTCCTCGGGAGACATCGACGCACATGACATAGGTGTGCTTTTCCTGTGGCTTCTCATAGACCTTGAACCCCTCTCCGTTCTTGTACATCGGATCAATGTACGCAAGGGTCTTCAGTTTGGATGGGGCTATTAGGGTATGTACCGAGCCTACGAAGTCGCATTCAAACTCCGTGCGGAACTGCTCCTCCGAGGTATTGGATATGGTCTCTTGCTTCCACTTCTCGTCTCGACCAGGAACATCCGACCAGTGAACATCGATTGGAATGTATGAGTTTCTATTATTGACGGCGTCCGTCCACAACTTATAGTAAAGATTCATTCCATGGGGAGTCGAGACGATGAACACCTTTGTCTCTTGACCCGACGAGATGGTTGGATAGACCGATGAGAAGAACTCTTCTGCGACATTTTGAGGAACATAAGCGAACTCGTCAAGGAAGATCATGTTGAACGATCCACCGCGGACGGCGCTAGACGATGTCGCTGATGCCAGAACCTTTGAGCCGTTCTCCAGTTGAATAGAACCCTTGTTCCATTCTAGGACACCCTGCTGCAACCACTTGGGCAGATACTCGTAGGCCAACTTCAGACGGGAAAGAAGTTCTCTTGCCGTACTCAACTTGTTGGCTAGAATGGCTACATTGACGCTCTGATTGAACAGGATGTAATGCAGGATGTATGCGGTGACGGTGGTTGACTTTCCGCTCTGTCTGGGCAACTTTGCGATTACGAACCTATTGCTGTGTACGGTGCGAACCATCTCCTCCTGAAAGTCATAAAGTTCAAACGGGACGAGACCTTTGTCGAGGCTGATGATCTTCACATATTTCTGAATGAAGTATATCGGATCGCGGGAACACTTGGCATATTCTTCAAGTTGCTCCTTCGTCCAATCATGCTTTACATCCGATGCCTTGAGGTTCGGATTTCCAAGATAGTTCTTTGTATTCTTCTGTTCAGCCATTTTCTAGAATCTTCTTCGAATCGGAGATGACCGCTTCGGTATCATTGATAGCCTTGGCAAAACTTCTCTTTGGATTCAATATCTCCTGAAGTTCCTTTGTAGAGCCGAGGAATATGGCGTTGTTCGTCGTATTGTTGACAGTCTTGGACTCGTACTTGTCTTCCTTTATGGTCTTCATACGCTGATGAAGTTCCACCAAGTCCTTGTTTGTTTCGGCAACTGCCTTTATCATCTGAGCGACAACTTCGTATGCTCTGGGAGAATCGCCTTCGCTAGCGACCTTGAGGACTCCGTCTATAGCCACGAATCCAAGATTGACGAGTTCCTTCAGGTTCTCTCTTGCCTTCTGAAAGTCCTTATCGACATCGTCAAGATTGACAACCGCTTCGACAACTCTGGGTTCCTTCGCAAGAAGTTCCTGCTTGTCGGGATTCATGTTTAGGATTTCAGATAGATTTTCATCCATCTTGCTCATGATGTTCACCTTCCAATCGCTGTATCGGTCACACTATATGTTGGGAATGTATCTATCTCTTCCGCCTTAAAGAACTCCACGATTGATAGAATCTGATCCTTTGTGAGTTGGAAATAGGCATCCCTGAGTATTTCGTATGCAGTCTTTATGTTGTTGTTTGAATCCGATGTCCATCTTAACAAAAGGTCTGGAGTTTCCTTGAGGACGCAACCACTTCTCAGCGGAACATAGTTCCAATTGAAGGTTCCGTTGTATCCATATGGTATTACTGAGTTTCCACCCGTATTTCCCGTGTTTGTCTCATACACTCTATAATCACTAAATCTTCCCGAATTGAACTCGGATTTATATGAGTTGAAATGAGCGTCGGCTCCAGTAAACCCGAAGGTTTCTGATAGGGTGTTCGAAACTGCAAGGTCTGATTGGAGGATATTTTTTAAATCAAAGAAGTATGTCTCAAGTCCTCTTATGAATGAAGTCAGTCTATCAGAACCAGAAACGCCGCCGTTTGTAACGACCTTTGTGTATTCTCCTGCGCCTCTTGCTATGTTTCCAAGATAGAATCCCTGATATAGAAGTTCATCCACATCGTCCTGAAGTATCAATCCATTTGCGGGAACTTCTCCATCAAACAACGGCCTGACGATGTATTCGATGAACTCAAACGCATCGTATGGAACCGATCCTCCGCGAGTGAGGTCCAGGTCTTCGCTTCTTCCTCTTATGACGGGCAGTATTCTGTAGTTGAACTTACCCTTCTGATCCATTAGGAGTTTCCACATCTTCAGAGAAGAATGTATGGATTCCTTCATCGACTCCTTGAGGTTATAGAGTCTTTCCGCGGTGTTGCCGCCGAAATCAGGATGAATGGTGCAATCTCTCCGCGATCCCGGTCGTAATACGGTTGATGACTGAACCGGGATCAATGGATTGAATCTCGGTACAAACTCCATTGGAAACACATTCATCGTATTGTAAGAGGAATACTTCATAGTTTCCTGATACAGATCGTAGAAATAGGAATCCAAGAAGTTCATTCGTGTTCCAGTCAATCCAACTGGTCCAGCCGTATCGGTAAACAATGTCAGTATGTTCGCGGGTATGAGTTTCGATGCCTCATATGTTGCTGCTATTGCGTTGGCAGTTCCACCAAGCATGAAATACTCTGCATGATAGCCAGAGTTGGCAGTCAATGACTTGTGATAAGAATTCCAACCACTGGAACCCCCCGAGCCTCCGAACGAAGTAGCACCTGTTGGTCCAAGATAGTTGTATGTCGATGGCGGTGGGTATAGAGTCAGTCCTGCGATTCTGTTCAGATATAGGTTGTCGTTTATGGACGCAAATGGACCAGTTGCATCTATTGCCGTGCCTGGAGTCGGAATCTTGGAAGACCAACCAAGAACGCTTGTTGAGTACGGAACACCATACTGACCGATCCTATAGTTTTCTTTTGTCGTTTTGAATCTCTTAGGATAGGTCGAAATCTCACGGAAGAATCTATCGTTGAAGTTGCTGACCAACTGATAGCCAGTTCTGTTGAACAATCCCGATGTCGTTCCAGCAAACTTAAGCAGTTCCACCGTCCATGCTGGATTTGCTGTATTTCCATTATAGAGATTCATCAGATCATTCCATGAATCAAGATAATCATCATCAGCATTCTTCAGGAACTGATAGTGTGGCTCAAATGAAGCCATGATGCCGTCAAACTCTATTCCTCTAGTCAAATACAGATTGAGATTTCTTCTCAATGAGAAATGCATGTCTGGAACGAAGTACATGGACTTGACTGCTTGCGTCACTCCAGTGTACTGCGACAATCCGAAGAATGCTGGAGATGCACTTGTTCCCGTTGGCAGTCCGTTAGAGTGTGTCAAACCTATGGTGCTGGCGTCGAACATCAACTGAACTGGCGTTATGACATTTGCAAAGTTGACAAGAGTGTAGGTGCCAGCAGATGAACCCTTCTCCGTCACCCCTGTGAAGGAGGCGGTGGCATATGGGAGATTACCACCTGTGATCGTATAGAATGTCGGATACTGCTGCAAGATTCCATAGTTGTCGTACAGAACCTTGAATGCCCCGTACATGTTGCTACCACCAGGAAGATAGCCTATGGTTCGATGTTCGGAGTTTCGTACTTCATCTAGATCATAGATCAAGCCACCAGTCACAAACTCACTGATCTCAGCAAGACCAGAATAAAATTTTGCGTATTCGTATGTTATTCCCTCGCCAGTTCCTGTCAATGTGGCAGTGTATAGATTGTAATCTTCGCTAGGAGCCTTGTATGGTATGACTCCTCGGCTGATGAATACTTGAGGAAGTTTTCTCTTCTGCTCGACGGTTATCTTGATCCGCTCTATGACATTCGTTGTGTCTATATCAACAGACTCGGTGATCGTCGTGATCACCTTGTAGTTTGAAAGAAATCCATCTAGATTCGTCTCACCTGTTGCTGACATCATTCACCCGTTAGTTGCTGAAAGGAAAGGTTTATTTCTCTGATGAGTCCGTCTGTTCTTACTCTTCCGAAGATGTATGACTTGGCCTGAAAGATGAGAGTATGGGTAATCATTCTTCTCTCCATTAGGTCTCCCTCATAGTCCTCCACGCTAGAAACTGCGCTTAGGACGATTGGGACATCCACCTTTCTATCTATTTCGGTGAAGTTCAAGGTCACGGTGAAGTCTGGTGTGAACTGAGGCAATATCTGCTCAAGCAACTGATATCCATCATCGATGTTGCGAGTCATTATGTT